GATGCAGAAGAAGAAACCGCTACCGAAGAACCCGAGGAAATTGTTTCTGAAGATGAACAAAGTACAGAAGAAGAAACAACCCCCGACGCCGAGCTAGAAGAAGAGCCGGTAGTAGAGGAAAAAGCGGTTAAAAAGCCGATGGTTCCTAAAGCCCGTCTTGATGAGGTGCTGGCAAAACAAAAAGCGCTTCAAAAACAGCTCGACGAAATCAATGCTGCTAATGAAAAAGCAGAAGAAGCCCCCGAATCTTACGATTTCGACGCGAAAGAAGTCGAGTACCAGAACATGGTGCTTGATGGTGAGACAGAAAAAGCTGTTGCGCTACGCCGAGAGATCAGAAAGGCCGAACGAGCGACTCTAGAGTACGAAATGCGCCAAGAAATGAGTCAGACGGTTAACCAAGATCGCCAAATGACTGCACTTCAGCAAGCCGCTAACGCTATGGAAGATGCCTACCCCGTCTTTAACCGAGACTCGGACGATTACAACGAAGACATGACTAGCGAAGTCGTTGAACTGCGTGATGCCTTCATACTGAAGGGCTACGAAGCCGTAGATGCGCTGTCAAAAGCCGTTAAGTACGTCGTGAAAGACCACGATTTAGACCAAGCGCAAGAAAGTGCGCCAAGTCTGGCCGGTAAGGCGCAAAAAAGTGACGAACTAGCCAAAAAACGCGCACAAGTTAGCAAGAAACTAAAAGCAGCCGAAGCCCAACCCCCCGAATTGCCAGGAGAGAGCTCTTCTATGCACGGAGAAAGGGCAATGGACCTTTCAGCTATGACCGAAGAGGAGTTCGCTGCGCTGCCTGAAGCAACTTTGAAGCGCCTACGAGGCGATATTTTATAACGAGGTAACTAATGCCAGTTAAAAAAGACCCACGATTAGCCCGAGCTGGAGTCTCGGGCTTTAACAAGCCCAAGCGCACCCCTTCTCACCCGAAGAAAAGCCACATTGTGGTGGCAAAAGAAGGTGACAAGATCAAAACCATCCGTTTTGGCGAGCAAGGTGCATCTATGGCGGGTAAGCCCAAGGCGGGTGAGTCCGAAAAGATGAAGAAAAAGCGCGCTAGCTTCAAAGCCCGACACGCTAAGAACATATCCAAGGGCAAAATGAGCGCGGCCTATTGGGCAAATCGCGCCAAGTGGTGATCTGATGGCTAGAAGTGATGAACCTAAGTGGAAGCGCATTGTTGCTGCTATAAAAGCAGGGTCAAAAGGCGGTAAACCTGGACAATGGAGCGCGCGCAAAGCACAACTTGCCACGCAACGTTATAAAAAGTCAGGTGGCGGCTACTCTGGGCCGAAGACTAAGGCCCAAAAGTCTCTGTCTAAGTGGACTAGCGAGGAATGGGGCACTAAGTCTGGCAAGAACAGCACTCAAGGCAAGAAGGCTACGGGTGAACGGTACTTACCCAAAGCAGCTCGTGACGCGTTGAGCAAGAAAGAGTACGCCAAGACCAGCGCAAAGAAGCGCGCTGACACTAGAGCTGGTAAGCAAGTTAGTAAGCAGCCCAAGAAAATAGCTAAGAAAACTGCACGTCACAGATAGTTGTTGCATTGTATTATTAGCTGTACTAATATGATTTATACGTCTATCAGTACGATAACTGGTCGGCCCGTAGCCGTAAAAAACGTACCCCTCGCCTGCACAAGGCGTAAAACCTGCCGAGGTCGCGCCTCGTTAATAAGCGCTAGTTCGTTGCTACACGATACGTAGATACGGATTAGCCGCTCCTAAAGTCGGCTGAGTAAGTGGCGTGTGCCACAAAATTATTTAACCCATTTAATTAGGAGCCCATCATGGCTTTAACAAACTTCGGTACGCTTACTGGCGACCAACTCCAAGCCTGGAGCCGCGACTTCTGGAAAGTAGCTCGCAACCAATCTTTCATCAACCAGTTCGCTGGTACTGGTTCAAACGCAATGGTACAGCGCGTAACTGAACTGACTAAAAACCAAAAAGGCACCAAAGCTAACATCACTTTGCTTGCTGACATGACTGGTGACGGTATCACTGGTGACAATACTCTGGAAGGCAACGAAGAAGCCCTCCGCGCGTATGACATCAGCATTGAGCTGGACCAGCTACGTTTTGCTAACCGCATCGCTGGCCGTATGACCGATCAGAAGACTGTTGTTAACTTCCGTGAGCAATCTCGTGACGCACTTGCTTATGCAATGGCTGACCGCTGCGACCAGCTGGCATTTTTGTCTATGTCTGGCGTTGCTTACACTCACAAGAACAACGGCGGCCTGCGAACTGTTTCTGGTTCTGCTGGGCACGAGCTGGTTGACCTTGAGTTTGCTACTGACGTATCTGCCCCTACTTCAGATCGTCACCTGCGAATCAACGGCACTGGCTTGTCAGCTGGTGACACTACTGCTGTAACCAATAGCGACACCCTTGGCTACAAGCACATCGTTAACCTGAAGGCTTTTGCTAAAGACAACTACATCCGTGGTATTCGTGGTGCTGGTAACCAGGAAACTTTCCACATGTTTGTAACTCCACAGCAGATGGCTAACCTGAAGCTCGATACTGACTTCATCGCTAACGTCCGTAACGCTGGTGTACGTGGATCAAGCAACAGCTTGTTCGCTGGTACTTCAAGCCTGATGGTTGATGGCGTGATGATCCACGAGTTCCGCCATGTGTTTAACACTTCTGGTGCAACTACTGGTACTTCTGGCAACGCTGGCGCAGCTGGCTACAAGTGGGGTGCTGACGCTGACGTAGTTGGCGGACGTGCTCTGTTCTGTGGTGCTCAGGCTCTAGCTCTAGCTGACATCGGTCTGCCTGAAATGGTTGAAGATACTTTCGATTATGGCAACCAGTCTGGTATCAGCGTAGGCAAGATCTTTGGTCTCCGTAAGCCTAAGTATAACAGCGACATTAGTGGCTCTATACAGGACTTCGGCATCATCGCTCTAGACTCCGCACAGTAAGACAATCGCCCCCTCTTCGGAGGGGGCTTTCTTTTTTTATAGGAACTAATCATGAAGATTGTAAGTAGCAAAGCACTACGAGTGTGCACCAACGGCGGCACAGTGGTCCTGTTTGAACCAGGTGTACCCCGAACAATCGCCGAGGAGATTGGCTTACTTGCCATCCAGATGGGCGCAAAAGAATACAACGGAAAATACGTCGAAGAACAAAATGCTGAAGAAGCAGTGTTCGAAGAAGTAGTACAAGCGGCGCCGGAAGTAATGTCAGGAGATTTAGTGACGCTATTAGAAAAAATGATGGACGAAGGTGACCCCAAGAATTTTAAAGCAGATGGCTACCCAAAGGCCTCAGCAGTGAACAAAGCCATAGGGCGTACTGTCACTACTGACGAGCGGGAAGCAGCCTGGGAATCAATACTTAACTCATAGGTAAAGCACGATGGCAGTCACAGTACAAAGCGTAATCGACAGAGCACAAACTGTGCTTCAAGACACAACTGGCGTTAGATGGCCTGTAGTAGGTGAACTAGTGCTGTGGATCAACGACGCCCAACGCGAGATCGCGCTGTTAAAACCAGACGCATCCGCAGCAAACGATACCGTTACCCTCGTTGCTGGTACTAAGCAGACAATCCCTGACGGTGGTAACCGCCTACTAAAAGCTGTGCGCAACATGTCTGCCGGTATTGGCGGCGCGGGCCGCAGGGCTGTCCGTTTGGTAGACAGAGAGGTTTTGGATGCACAGACGCCAGACTGGCACGACCCGTCTGTTGCTGGTGATGCGGCGCATGCCGCTGTAGTGAAGCACTACATTTATGACGAGTCCAACCCACGTAATTTTTACGTGTACCCAGGTGTATCTGGTAGCGCGTATTTGGAGATCATTTACTCCGCAAACCCTACGGTGGTTGATCAAGCCGGCGACCTGTCTATCCCAGATATCTTCGCTAACGCAATCATGAATTACGTTTTATATATGGCTTATATGAAAGATGCAGAATTCGCTGGCAATGCCAACCGTGCTAGCAGCCACTACCAGCTATTTACAACTTCAGTGACCGGTAAAGGCCAGATAGACGCGATTACTAATCCAAATATGGAACGCAGACAGCAACCACAAATGGGGTAACGCATGACGGTCGAGTTTTCGGATTACATACCTGATGTTGCGATAGTTGTTGGTAACTGCCCTGAGTTCTCTATTGAGAACGCTTTGCGGAGCGCCACTGTCGAATTCGCTGAAAGATCAGAAGTCATCCAAGCTACTAAGAACATTAGTGCGGCGGTTGGTGTAAATACTTACCTCATCCCTTCCGCCCCTAACTTCATCCACAAGATTTTGTGGGTGTCTTACAAAGGGAAAGAGGTTGAGCCTGTAACTGAGGCTCTA